ACGATCGCGGTGAGCGTGCCGGAACCGGTTAGCGCAACACCGGTCAGCAGCGCGCCCGTCGTGCCGGTCTGAATGTTCCCCTGGAACGGTGAACCAGTCCACACGTTCGCCGGATTGATCAGGCCGGGCGCCGGTACGGTCTGCGGCAAGTCGCCAGGGAAGCGAATCGCCCCCTGATAGAACATTGGCTCCGGGATGATGTAGAACTGCGGAATCGACGTGTAGCCGGCGCCGGGGTTGAGCTGCGTAACGCCTGTGATAACGCCGGCCGCAGAGATGGTTGACGTGAACGTGGCCTGCACGCCGCCGGGAGGTGGCGGATCGCAGCACACCACTGGCGGAACAAGGAAGCCAGAGCCGCCCTGCGTCACGGTCGGGGCCGGCACGGTTCCGCCGACGACAACGTACCCTTGCGCCGTCGCAGTGACACCGCCGGCCGCCGGAGCTGCAAACGAAACTGTCGACCCGGTCTGATTCGGGCCGATGCCGTTGACGCCGCCGGAACCTGCGTTGGTGATGTTACCGCCAACAACAACGCCGGAGAGATTCACAAGCCGATAGTTTGCACCATCCGCAGAGATTTGCTCCCATGTGTTGGGGCCGGCGTAGTTTCTCCAGATAGCGTCGGTAGGGTCCCACCATTCAATGACGGTCTGAGAACCTGTCGTGACCATATATTCGCCCGGAGGCGGATACCATATACCTCCAGATGCCAATGTGAGTATTTGTGGTCCTTGCGTGTTTTGTGGGGAGCCGGAAGGAAGCGGGAAAAAACCCCTCATCTGTGCCATGTCATAACCTCAAATCGGCAAAAACTGAAGTCCGGCAAACTTGCCGTGGGTCTTAGGTTTGACGTTGACGAGTTCCATCAACGACAGAATGGCGCTGATCCAACCGAATTGGTTGTTTGGTAGCGTGCTCTCGAATCCGGAGAACGAAAACGCCGCACGCTCATGTAGGAACAGGTTCAGGTAACTGGTATTGAGCAGGTAAATCGTTCCCTCCGGGCAGTACACATCGGCATAAAACGGGATGCCAGCAATGTCGAGAGATTGAAACGACGAATGTCCGACGAAGTTGCCGGAGTCCAGCTTGTCGCTCGGGTTGATCGTGTACCGCTCCTGCGGAGTGAAGTCCTCCGCCAACAGCGCCCACGTTCCAGCCCCCATGATGCCGATCGTCGGCATTTCGCCCGTGGTCTTTGTGACCTGGGCGATGTACTGGATCATGAGATTGCGGGTTGGAATGACGTTGCCGGTGTTGTTGACGAACGTCGATTTCCAAAACGTGTTTGTCAGGCGAGGAATACCACCGTAGGAGTTGAGGAACGTACCATCGTCCACGGCACCCGGCAGACCCACCAACTGTTGTGTGTTGGCAATGTTGTTGAAAAGAGCCGTAGCAAAGGCATCGATGGATACGTTTGTTGCATCATTGAACCTCGCATCGATCAGCGGCACGACGCTGTAATCGACCTGAACAAGACCCTCGAAACCCAAAAATGGGATAGGAGTAACAAAAGCCTTCAAATTGAACTCAGCATTTTGTATCCCCGGCGTAGCACCGGGTTGCTGGAACGTGCCGCTGTAGTCCGTCCACTGTCCCGACACCATCGGCGCGCCTTGCACCGGGGCGGTGATCGCGGAAAGGCCGCCGCTCGCAACCTGTGCAGCCGACAACAGCGCGCAAATTAACGGCGCGGCCTTCCAGATTTGCACGTACACGCGGGGCATGATGGCGCGGCGGACGACGGCCGATAGCTCGGAAGCTACTGGTCCCGCCTGCGGAATAATTCCGGTCCCTAGGATTGGAATCGTAGCCTCCTATCGTGCGTGAAACGCGCCCGGCAACCGGTTGCGCTTGAATTCCGTGATAACCTGAATCGCCGCATTGCGTGACGCGCCGGCGGGATTCTTTTTGAAGTCGTCAAACGACAGCATCTTGCCATCCTTGCCCGGAACGGTCGGAAATTCCCAAGTCGCGCCGCCGTGCTCGATTTCCGGAGGCGGCTTCATGTTCGGATCGTCTTGCGGATTGCGCTGTGCGTAAATGTCGGCGGCAGCTTCCCAGTCGTTGACGCCGTAATGCGTCATCAGTTTTTGGACTTCGCCAACCTGAGTTTCGCTGAAACCGCGCTTCTTGATGACTTCGTTTTTCTGATGCTCGCGACTGCGTTGCGCGTACTGCATCCGCTCGGCTAGGCGATCGTTCTCGAATTTCTTTGTGAGCTCGTCAAACTTCTTTTCAAGAAAGACGTCGCCGAACGCTTTGGCAGCGTTCGGGTCTACTTCTTTCACCAAGTCGGCAAACTGTGCCCTTGTCTTTTGGTTATGAGATAGGTTGAGCGCCAGTTTCGATAGCCGGTCCATGTCTTGGGGGGAGAGTTGCACCAGCGGCGTTGTCATTTTACCGGCCTCCCCGAAACAGCAAGCCCCTTTCCGAAGTCAAACCGCTTGCCGATTTCCTCATAGTCTTTGTGCCGGCGCTCCTTGCCGTGCGGATGAACGCAGGCATAGTGCTCGGCCCCCTTCGGATTGACGAATCGAATCTTTTCCGCGTGGTTGCGGTAGATTCGTTCGTCGGTCGTTGGCGACGGCTCTGCTAGCGGGCGGTCGATCATTGATGTTTTCCCAATTCGTCTTTGGCCGCCTCTTCCCGCGCAATATCAACCCAAGCCCTGCCCGATTTGCTATCGACGGCCATGTGGCTATCAGGCCCGGCCGGACGACACCCCGGAATGACGCCACGTTCGCGAGTTGTGACTCGGTTCATCAGATAGGATTCCTACCAACTTCCGGATGCTTCGGAATCGTCATCTTGTTCTTGTCGAACTGAGATTTCGACGCCGACGAAAACCCGCCGTACTGCATATACATCGGAGGATTACGGAATTGGCCGTCCTCCATCTTGCGGCGATCCAGGTCCGCAGTGTCCACACCCTTCGGCTTCAAAAAATCGCCTGACATTGTCGACTCCTACTTGAACAGCTGGGCGCGCACGGCACAATCTTTGGCTTCAAGCAACTTGCGAAGCGCGGTCGTTCGCTCCGGATTGCGCGGCAACGCTTTCACAATCCAGTCAGCCATGTCGCCAAATGGTTTGCTGATCGCCTGCAAGTTCGCCGGCAAATGTGCGTACGCAAAGAACTGAATCAGCGGCTCTACAGGTTGCACTCCGTCCATCTTTTTTCCTACATTTCCGGCGCGATCGGTGGAGGTCCGCCCCCAGGCAGTGCGCCCAGTGGCGCGCCCCCGGCGGGAGGTATTCCGGACGGTGGGCCGCCAAGCCCGCCTAAGCCCCCTCCAGGCGTCGTCGGCGGTACGGGCAAGGGTTTAGGCTCAGGTTCCTTCTTCGCCGCTGTGTACACGCCGTTAAGCGCGCTGATGGCCCGGCTGATCGCGTTCCACTCGCCCCCATCCTTCGGGAAGCCGGCGCCGATTTCCAAAAGCTGGTCGATGACCTTGGAAACGCGCTGCTTGCCTTGAGCCTGCATCCCCGCACCCGTGCCGGGGGAGACCATAGGAGAAGCGCCGGGGCCGGAAGGGCCTCCGATCGGGGATTTCATCATTCCGGGAGGGCCAGCACCGCCGGGAGGTGCACCGGGAGGGGCCGCGCCGGGCATTAGCGCCATAGGTCACTACCATTGTGTCGGAGCTGGTTTTCAGCTTTAATCCAGCAGTCTTTGTTATGCATAGCTGCATAGCAGAGTGGATTGAAACGTATGCCTCAAATGGGGTTAGGTCAAGCTTCTAGGCGCCGGGCTCATCCCCGGTGCCTTTTTCGTTCTAGCACAAAAAAAGAGCGGCGCCACTTGGACGCCGCCCCTCGCCGTTTCTGCTCTTTCGAGCCCGGCTCTCCGTTGCGCTGCTGCGCTGGTATTAACGCCGGCCGCGCCGCTTATGCCGCCGGCCGCGCCGGCTGTGCGCTGCGTTCTCGCGCCGGTCAATCTCTGCCTTGATGTTCATGTCTCGTGCTCCTTACTTCTCTTGCTGCCCGTGCTCGCGGGCGGGGGTTGAGCGGAACAATTGTAGTGTCAAACGGTGCGCGTAACAAGGGCGAGTAACCGCTGCCACTTCCAGTGCTAAATCTTTGATGTACGATCCTCCGGCCAATCGCAGTGATCCACTAAGGATACCATCCGGTAATCGAGGCGCGAGGCGAGCCCTTCGATCCTTCTTCACAGCAATCCATCCGGCGTACATATCATGAAAAAATTCCGCTAAAACTTCCATCATTTCTTCTTCCCCCCATGCTGACCGCCGGCAAGCATCTTTGCCGCTGCCTCCGGGTGTTGAGCCAGCATCTTCTTTTGCTGACGCTTGCGCTTGCGCAACGAGTGCAACAGCGTGTCACGAGACGGAGGATTCGTCATGCGGATGAAATCCTCGTCGTCCACCGTGTTGAACTTGCGGAACACAAAGGCAAGTTCCCGCGCCTCATCACCGAACAACGGGCTGTGAGAATGACCGTCAACCCGCATTTTAACGCTGCCTACATCGCATGGGTAAAAAGTGGTGCTCTTGCCGTCGTCATCCGGCGCCGTGCGCAGCTTGTCGTCATCGTGAACCATCTTTAGCTTAAGGGCCACGTCGCCGATCTTATTCAGCGGCTTTTCGATCCTCAGGGCCGCCTTTTTGATGCGACCAGAACCGCTCTTTTTGAGGTCCGCAGCGTGCTGATGCGAACGTACACCCTTCTCGCTCTTGCCGGAGGTAACGTCGGTCAACCCGCTAGCCTCCAGAAACATCGCCTTGAACTTATCGTATTCATGGAACACATCCGCCGGCATGTCTGGCTTTAGTTCCTTGACTTGCGCTTGTGGCAACTGCTCCATGATCCAAGTGCCAGCGCCACCCAAGGCAGCAAGCTTATCCTCTGCCCCGCCCATAAAACCTGACGCCACTTTGGCCGGATCGGCTTGACGATCAAGGATATCCTCAATCTGGTCTAGCCGAGTTAACAGCTTTTCCTGCAATGGTATTAACGTATCTATGTGAGCTTTGCCCCAAAAGTAATTGTACTTGCTGTAGGGCTGAATCTTCGAGAATGCATGTTCTCCTGGAAAAAAAGGATTGCTGTCGGATGTTTTGTTGGTCACCTTTTCCAGTCGACCGAACAAGTCGATGACGTTTTTCGTGGCCTTTTTGTACGATGCGATCCATCTCACGCTATCGCCAACGAGGATGTTTGGCTCGATCAGGTGAAATACCCTGTAGTCCAAGTAAGTGTCGTCCCAAGCCCAAAGCTCGTTGAACCTCACTAGTGGTACCGAAGTCTTTGGTTGATACGTCGCTTCCGGCGTGTAATCTGGATTGACCTGACCGAACAGCGTTCCAGACAGGCTCGATCCTGTCGTTCCAGCGATAATCATTCGTTGGAGCATTTCCGGGAACGGCGACACAGAGTCCGAATGAGTCACCTTGATTTGCGCGATCTTGTCGCCATGACCAGATAGCATCAACTTTCCGGCGGCTTTCTGGTAGTCAAGGAAATACGTGTGAACAAAGCACTCTTGCGAATCCAGGTCGGTTATCCGCTCGTTGTAGACGCCGAAATTGTGCGGCGGCACCAAGTCTAAAAACAATTCACCACGGTCACGGTTCCAGCCGACCTTTGGAATTATAGTATCGTAAACAATGGACCACGGTACGCCATCCATAAAGGTGTCAGACATATCCGAAGACTGAAAATCTTCGTTAAATCCATCCTGCAAAGCGATGGATTTTGCCACCTCCAAGTCCTCATCGGATTCGGAACTGATGTGGAAAAAAGCATGGTCCGGAGCGTAAAGGAACGATGAAACTAAATCTATATGGCTTTCCAGCTCGTTGATCGGAGCCCGCCCGCCGCCGCTTGTGCCGAACAGGTAGTTCTGCTCACGCCAATTGTAGAGTTGTTCGCGATCTTCCCGCGTCGAAAGGCAGCGCTCGACGAGGTACGTCACACGCTTCTCAAGTTCGTCCTCATTGGTGGGAAAAATCATCGTACATCCTTACAGGAGTCGCCATGATTTTAAACTCGTTGATGCTTCCTTCGGAATTTCGTTCGAACCGCCAAACTATGCGAGAAGCTGCTCGACGCAGAGCCCTCCAAGTGACGCGATCCACATAAATCGCGGCCGGATATCTCCCACCAAGCTCGCTGTAACGCCATTTCAAACACCTGACAGCCTGAGACATAAGGCCATCAAACGTTCGTGCGCTCAGCGTGAACCTATCCGCTGCGGTCATTTGCAAGCCCATCCTCGTCGGTCGGGAACATCATTTTTTGTACCTGCAAGAGCAAACACCTTGATTGTGAGCGTTCCAAGAAGTTGCCGCGCATGACTCATAAAATGAGGCGGCCTCCATCCCGAAGTCGCGTACCCCATACGGTAGGTACGTTATACCTTCACCGCGATTAGACATTTCTCTACCGGCTTCCGCCTTTAGCCATTTTCTGTGAGCCTCCGGACAAGATTCATACATTATTTTATCGGCCTATCCGGACGGTGCCGCGCCTCAACGATAGCGTTTGCGTTCGGACCCGGTATCGAAGCCGAGGAATCGCGAGCCACGCCGATCGCCACCTTACCACGAAGGTTAACCTGCGAGGAACTAGGGACACAAATCGGCCCGTGAGCGCTCACTGGAGCGCTAAATCCGGGGGCGAAGTGTACCGTGCCAAGCTCGGGGGAAGGCTGTGGAACGTCCAGGCGAGGCGCGGCGCGGTTAAGGCGCGACGGGGACGCGGAGTTGAGGTTCATGCCACCATGCTGATCGGAGATCGCCCGTAGGCGTGCGTCCATGCGTGGAGCAACCGCTCCGATGTGGCCGCCGCCAGGAGTCCAACTTACGCGAACGCAGCCGCATTTCGGGCAAGGAGGATTACCTTTGTCGTAACTATGGAACCCATGCCCGCAAGCCGAATTCAAACAAATCCAATCTCTACTTAAGAGGGACATGTGAATAATCCATTTTTTCGAGCGCGCCGCTCTCTCATGTACGCCGCCGCTTTTTTCCTCAGCTCATCCCCACCGTTCGCTCTGAATTGCCGACTTTTCACACGTCTATGTTCCAGGCACAATTCGCACTTGCACCCAAGAGCGTACATTCCTTCGGCACCATGCCTCGCCACTCTGCCGTGAGCCGCTTTGTGACACCACATGCAAAGAATCTCGCACTTGTTAAGTTCCTCAACACGCCGTTTCCATGACATGTCACTCTTGCTTGTGGGATTGAATGACTTTTGAGATTTATCCTTGTGATGAATCTCCAATTTCTCAACGCTTCCGCACTTAGAGCATTTACCACCTAGATATGCTACGCACCTGTCTCTTTCTCGGATATATCTTCTATTGAAACATCGTGTTTTGCTCTCTTTAGTGGCCCACGTCACGACGGCACCGTAATGTTGCTGCGCTTGAGATAGTTACTGACCAGCCTATCAATCGGCTGATCCCCGCCGCGCGCGTCGATCGCCATCGCCTTCTCTCGCGTCATTCTTAGCCCGGTCAGCATCGGTTGCAACCACTTTCGCCAGCACTCGTTAGCCATAGCTGCAGCCATTGGCCTGTCATCATTTCCACCTCCGTCAGCCGAAATGGACCCTTCGTTATTCACCAAACGACGCATTTCCTCTATCAACGGCAGAGAACGCGGAATCACCCTACCAAGTTCTACTCCATCCTTGAATCGCGCCATAAGCATACGCTTGATATCGTCCGTGGTGACGATGTGGTAGGCGAGGTCTCCGGACATCGTGTCTATGCGCTGGTAGTAGAAATCTCTCATGTTTTTGAGAACGTTCCTCACTCCGAATTCGTCGCTCGAAGGAGACATTTGGTTAAGGCGATCTCGCACGTGCTGAAGTTCGGAAAAGACCGCCTTGCCGGGGCCATTAAGCTCCAGTATGACCCTGCTATCCTTCTGCCCATAGAAGCCAGCCAAGTGCGCGAGTGCCCATGCTGTTTGGTATGTAGAAAACTCATTTGTGCAATATTCCGCCACCTGTACCATGCACTCGGCAAATGCTCTCCATACTTGGATACAATTGTTGTCAGCCTGGTCCGATGAACCATAGGCAGGGTCGCAAGAAACCACATAATATCCAAATTTAGAGGAATGCTCCCACACACGCAGTTCGGCCCGCAAATCGATAACATTGTAGACATCGGTATCCTCCCATCGGCGAGTGAATTTATATTTGAACGTCTGAAAACGTTCACGGTGAGCGTCACGCGTTATCTGAGTTAGCACAGGAGCGGTAAAATACTTTGAACCGGTTGATTGAAACGCATCTTCCTCGGTAAATGGAAACTCTTGATCAATTATAGTTTGGTCGTTGGCGAACTCGTCTTCTAGCTTCCATCGGTACCAAGCGATTTGCTGGAGACTGATTTCGAATCCATACTGAGACCGAACAGCTCTAACTCTCTCTCGCTCCAGCGGGCTGAGGCGGTTGTTAGGAGCAAACGCCTGAAAGCGGGGGTCTTCCACATGGAACGCGTTTCTCTCGTCTCGCCACCATCCAGAGAAGATGAATCTGACGGTCTTTGACTGTTTGGCATCTTGGCACCTGTCGTAGAAGTGGTTGAAAGCGTTGGCCGTGCTTTCCTCGATTTGTAGACGGTGCGGATAGATCGAGGAAAGAGACGATCTGAATGCCTTTAGATCATCAGGGTTAGCGTAAAACGCTACCTCTGTGCCGTGAGTATAGTTAGACGCGCCCGATCGACCTAATCCTCCCCCGCTGTTCTCGGCAACACCTCCGATCAGGTACGCGAAGCTTGAGCCATTGCTAAAAAGCAAAAGGTCGCGATTGTGCTTTACTATGTTAGGTCGAAACTTCCGACGCTTACCGTTAACCTTGATTGACGGCGGCATTGACTCCAGCATCATTTCAATCAAAGCGCGCCACTTACCGAGCGCTTTTTCTTCATGCAATATGAATGTTCCAAGCAAACCAGGGTATTCCAGCGCATAGAAAAAGTCGATCGCCATAAACAGAGTTGTTGAACCCTGTTGACGACCCTTAAGTATGATGAAAGTTGTTATACCCTCGTCCAAACCTCTGCAAATCTCATCTAATATGTATTTTTGAGACCCAAGCAAATTGAATGGAACACGACCATAGTCTTTCGACATAATCCTTATATGAGATAGATACTTTTTGAACTTAGCAAGCGGAAACGGCGCAACCTTGGTTGCCTTCGGGGCGAAACTCAGTGCTGATTTAGCCATGCCGTGTATGCTTCATCCTTGGCTGCCGCCCTCACGCGATATGGAACAAGCCGCTCCATTGTCTCCAGGTCCTGGAATGACTGCCATAGTCTCATGCAGTTGTCATCGCAGGTGAAGACGGCTTTTCGTGCAACCTCTATGTTTTCCGGTTCTCTTGGTGCCGGCGAGTTGGCAGACACGGCTGGAATCGAACCAACAACCTTCGCCTTCAAAGGGCGCTGCTCTACCTGTTGAGCTACGTGGCCGCGTCGCGCACCAACCATCCAACACTTACGACCATCGACGTTTCGCCATGTAGACCATGCGGCGGCACCGTGAACAGCCCTCACCTGTGCGGCAGACGACAGGCATTCTCCAGCGATAGTGCACCGGCCGGCTGCAACTATCGTGATGAAGCCGATTGCCGCGAGCGTCCAAAGCCAGCGGCGCGCGGCCGTTCCAAGTAATACACGCAATATCGTTCTCCGTCGTTGAAGTATCTATTGACACGATAACCGGTGCCATCAAGAAGTTCGTTCAGTTGGCACACGTAAACGTGTATCGTTTTCCTTGACGCATCCGGCTTGACAGCGCGGAATCTCTCTAGCACCAAGCACGAGTCAAGTCCGGAAGCTCCGCTTGCTATGGTGTCGAAGACAAGGGCCTGTAGCGGAGTCAGCCTCAGCCCTAGACGTATCTCTGGGAGAGGTTGCCCGCACTCTTTGCATTTGCGCCGTATCATCCCAAGACCGCGAAGATAATATGACGCCAGAGGCGCGCTTTCATCTGCTGGGAAAACGGTAGCTCATCGAAAGGAATCATGTTGTCGTGGTCACGACCATCAGCCGCCATCCTCGCGCGCCAAGCGTCGTGCTGTGCGGCAATGCTGGAGGTCGGGTGCTCGATCAGCCACCGCACCGAGTCAACGATGGCGACCTTCTGTCCAGGAGAAATAGCGCTCCAATCTGGCTTTGGTTGCTCGCCGATGATGCGTTCCCACGCGATGTGAGATTGCCAACCGAGTTCGGCAATCACATCGATCTTATTGAATTGATCGCGATCTTGCAGAAAATCGCCGCGCTCGACATCCGGTAATGCTTCGCTCACAGTTCACCCTTCGCCATTTTTTCGAGGTCCGCTCGGATCGTCTTGAACGGCATAGGAGCGGTTCCATCCGCCCCAGCCTGGCGCCGGCTGATCATCTCCAGCAACATCGCTTCCTCGTTGAGAACTCGCGCCCGGCGGTCAATCTGCCGCTTGTGGCGCTTCATCAGTTTGTCATATGGCGAGGCGTCAAGCCCGGCCATCTGCCTGAGAATACGATTTGCACGCATGTCATTTGCCCTCTTAGTGAAGTTATGGTACACATTAAGGTGATAATGTCAACGAGGTGGAGCAATGCCGATTGGTAATCCTAATCTAACCAGCGGACCGATGAGCGATAAAGCAAAACAATCAGCTCCAGGGATGGCATATTTTGCCGATACTGGACCATTCGGTAAAACGTGCGGAGATTGCATCAATCGTGGTTATAGACGATTACGTTCTCCTAAGTTTGATGCCGAATTAAACGAGTGGGTTGAGAAATCGTATAATTACAATGGGTGCGCCAAGTTCAAAGAGCTAACAGGAAACAACGGTGCGGTGATCGATTCTTTGTTACATTCCTGCAAATATTTCGAGGATAAATCAAGTGAGCAACCAGCACCTCAGCAAGGGCCGTCACAAGCGCTCGATAGACCGGCGTCATCCGGCAATCGAAATAAGAGGTTTCGCGTATAAAGAAAAGACAGGTAACGGCGGTAGGGTTTGGATAATTACCATGCCGCTGCTTAATATCAGAGGATACAGGTATCTCACCGAAACCGTACGGTTAGTCCTCTGATTAGCATCACACTTCGAATCTTAGTTGTGACTTGTCGCGAACCTTTGGCTTTTTCGCCGCCTCGAAAGCCTTCCTGACTTCCTTCAGCTGCTCGTCGATAGCATTGAATATCTTGTCGTGCTGATCCTGCGTCCATTCATAGGTGTTGGTGTTGGAAAGCTGTTTCAGGACGGACAACCGTTCCAGCACGCCGGACACTCGTTTTGACGCAAGACGAGAGAAATTAGAACGCTTCACAGCACCGCGATCGGTCTGACCGGCAAGGTTTGCAGAAGACTGTGCCTCTTCCGCAGCATCATCTGCGACGCCTACGCCATCGCCCTGTCGAGGCGAGGCCGCCTCTGAGAACTCCGCGCGCTCTATAGTGTCTCCCGTCTCCAGCCCACCGCCGGCATTCCTGTCGATCAAATCCGCCCCGCCGCCGTCATCATGCGGCTCATCATTGCTTTTCTTCCGCGACATCCCCGTCTCTTCCAAAATGTACCGGCGTGGGCTCCTGTTGCCCCGGCTCTAACGCAATCTTGTCACGTCCCACTTGAGGCCACACGTTATCCGGCGCCACAGTGTGACTTGCCTCATCAGCTTGCCGGAAGGCAATGATTCCCCACCATCCCACGCCCTCTGTCACACGTCAAACGCCATTCCTCGACTCACATTCTCAAACCCTAACGCCACAGACCGCATCCTTGCGTCATCAGCAACAGCTCCTGTTGCCTCCACATCGACGTTCCCTCTCCGTCCACGGAACGAACCGTGATCGACCCACGCTGTATCCCACCGTATATAACGCTATACCGAGATACCTAACGCCACCTCCTCTGCAACCACCGGTACACCACAACCGAGTTCCAGATGCTTCTTATTCGCAACTAGACCTTTTTCCGGGGTGCTCGGTTCGGCGATGCCAGTTCCACCAATCCCGCATGACAGACATGCCGCATACCTGCCATGCGTCGGCAGTCGCAACCCTGACATGCATAAATGAATAGCCTCGCCAGGCCACTTAGGAGCTTCACCGGTAGCCAACTTGCGATCAGGCCACCTACCCACCCCCTCGACGATCCAACGCACCACGGGGCCGGAAACGCGCGCGTGCCACTGCTAACCGATGGGACTCATGAGGTTTTTTCGGCGGCCCCCCACTCTGCCCTCTTCCCGGAAAAAATCTGTGTATCGGGTCTGACCGACGGTCTGGTTTTGTCGTATGATGCGTGTGCTGCGGGTTTTCCCGTGGTGTTTTCCTTCCATCCCGACTTTAGAGGGCTCGCCGTCATGAAACCCGGCGGGCTCTTTTTTGTGGTAGGGTTTGCGAGCCTCGTTGCCGGTGCAACGTCCACCTGCCCCGTCTAGCCCCCGTGCTGGCGGCGAGGCGCCTGGATTTGATCGCACCGGGTTGGCGAGCCCCATGTCTACGAGCATGGTAATCCCCGGAGGGCCGTGCGAACCGGCCCACTTGGATTAGGTCTGGCGCCCCACGTTGGACCTAGGCGGGAGGATCGACAGGCTATGACCGGACCTCCCGCCACCTCTCGTTGGAATCTGTATTGACAAAAAGAGAGCCCCGGCATGGGATGCGCGGGGCTCAATTTATCCTGGCCTTCGCCACAAAGACCTAAACCCCAAAAGGATGAGGTTTATAGACACATGCGTACACATGCTAATAACTCACCTAAAGTCAAGCCCAGTCGCGGTAAAAAGTCAAAGCCTCGGGCGGTCGAGACGCTCGATCTCCGTGGCGACAAGCAGGCCGGCGAGATATGCGACAAGATCGTGTATCTGAGGTCGTTGCGGCACCAATGCAACGCGGCCTTGCAGCTATTGAGAGAGCAGGCCGAGGCCAGGTTCAAGGGGGCTGCGAGCGTTATGACCGATCGTCACTTGGTCAAGTTGATCGAGACTCACTTCCCGGAAAGGACAATTCCTCCAAAGGATATCAGTTATTATTCGATCAAGGAGGTTAAGAACCTTGGAGACATATTTGATTTAATTAACAAATCCAGTTCACCAAACTTGACGGTGGTGTCATGAGCGCCGCCGGTGTCAAGACTCATTGGCTGGCTTCTGAAGAGGAATGCCTGCGTCGTCTGCGCCTGTACCAGGATGCGGCTAAGAAAGGTGCGGCGGAGTGGAACAAGATCGTTCCCGCGACGTGTGACGCCAGGACGCCCGACCGGGGGTATTTCGAAGACCCGGCGCGCTTCCGCGGATTTGATCAGACCGACAATCATCCGCACGACTGGCGCAAGGATGCGCTGGGTAATTTCAGCGCGGAACCGTTGGAACGCAAGCGCGAGCGCCGCCGCGCCTTGCTGAGGGCCGCGCGATGAGCCGGGTACCCGACTGGCGCAAGGATGCGTGGCAAAAGCTCGGTGGGGCTCCGGAGCCTCGTACCGGAGCCGGCACAGAGAGTTTCTGGGAGGGTATAAAGCCTACTCCGGAGCTTGAGAAGAACGTCGTCGATCGCGGATGGTCGACGGATGAGGCGATGGCCAGGATAGGCAACCAGCGTGCCGAGCTAGCTTGGCGCAGGATTATCGACGGGGCTCCCGTCGATAAATTCTGCGACGGCTGCCTGACGGCAAGCGAGGAACTGCAGGAGAATCTCAGAACCAAGGAATGGTTGAAGCCTCTGACCGAGCGCGACGTATCCGATTGCGAGAACCGCAGGATGGACAACGAAGCGGTGGCTCAGGTTACGAAGCGAGCCCTGCTGATGACCGCGAACAGGACGCCGGCGCATCCCGACTGCGAGCGGTGCCGGCGGCGCGACATCGCTCTCAAGGGGAGGTGGTCGCGTTTTCCCGAGCGCGTCTACCAGAGGTCTCCCGACAAGGCGGCGTCGCTGGAACGCAAGCACCTGTTCGGCGGTATGCGGGTTCTTCCAGACCACATCGGCAGGAAGTGCACGGAAGGGGTCAGGGCTGTAGCGGCCGTCATCGGACTGGAGTGGAAGCGCTGCGGCTCCGTCTCTATGTACGTAGACACCATCGTGGCCAAGGCCGGGCTGTCGAGGTCCATGTGGCATGTCGCTAGCCGGGCTCTGCAAAAGATGGGGATGATCGAGGTTATCGAGGACAGAGACGACAAGCGCCCCAACGGCAAGAACACCGTACGCATCCTATCCGAGCAATGGAGAAAGTGGATCAACCGGTGCGTGAAGCCGCAGCCGAACATAGGGTGTAAACAGCCGTCCCCCTCGATAAGCGTAGAGTTGTCTACTATTGGCAAGTCATTGAAAAAGCTCGAAGAAGCTATTCGTGGAAATCCTGAGACATTTGGTCACAGGATGATAAATAAGCTGATCGAGGACTTGAACAAGCCTGCTGCAGCTCCGTCGCCAGTTCCAAGACCACCATGAACACTAGAACAATAGAACAATAGTATACTGATAGTATATATATTAAGGTAAACCTAGTTTACCTATA